TCTGTGATCTAGCCGGCGCCCCGGCCTCGCGCGACGGGGGGGATCGGGTCGCCGGCGGCGTCGAAGAAAATTTTTTGCGTCAGAGATTTTGCGACGCCGTGACCGTCGAACTGATCGTGACAGCCTTTACAGACGTACTCGAGGTTGGAGTAGGACAGGCTGACGTCCGGGTCGGTGATGTTGTCCGGCGTGAGCGCCCGCTTGTGATGGACGATATAGCCCGGCTTGTCCCGGCACTCTTCGCACAGCCCGCCGTCGATTGTCCGGCGGAACTTGATATACCCGGCGCGGCATTTCTTCCAGCGCCCGGACGCGTAAAAGCGTGCGGCCCATGGCTGCATCCTGTCCCCTCCAATTCTTCACGCTATCACTGTAGCACAGATTTTAGGCTCTGTTAGCTCAACTTTTGCGGTAGCCCATTGCCCGCGCTGCCTCGTAGACAAAGCGGCTGTACATCCGCTTGGCCGTGGATGTGCTCACGTGTACCTGTCTGGCAGCGGACTCCAGACTCTCGCGCGGCCAGATCCATGTATGCAGGCGCACGATCTCCAGCACATCGCCGCCGTCCCGCCAGGTCTGCGCGGTGTTGATGGCGGACTTGATCGCTGTGTAGTCCTCGTACTCTCGTGAGGACAGGACGCGCACCGCAATGTCCTCGACGGCGCGGCCGGAGGATTGCCCGCCTGGCTGCGAGGAATAGCCCGGTGTGATCTTCTGCCGGCTCATATCCCGAACCTGTCGGCTCAGTTTCGGGTATTCGCCGATGGTGCGGCAGACATTCCCGTACCACCAGTATCTCGGTTTCGACATCTGTTCAGCTCCTTCCTTCTTCGTTGCAAAACTCAACACATTTACAAGGCTTAAAGAAGGCGGCTCCCGGTCCGCTTATGTGTCTCGTTTTTGGGATCCCATACATATTTGAAATATAGGAATCCATACTGCGTGGCTCTGGACTCGACGAGGATGTAGCCGCGCGGGGCGACTGGCGGGCGCGTCGGGCTGTAGTCCCGGACCGCCTCGGTCGCAGGCTCCGGCTCCGGCCGGACGCAGCTGCGGCTGGCCTTGTACCTGTGGCCGCCGAACTCCTTGCGCCAGTGGCCGTGCAGGTAGTTGGCCAACGCCGTGTAGTCCTGCCCGTGGTCGACCTTATTTCCATTCTCGTCCAGATAGTAGTTGTGCTTCCGCAGTGGCTTGCAGTCGATGACGCTGCCAAGGCCCCAGAGCCTGCCGAGCTCATCGGAAGGAATGCCGTCCGTGATCAGATGCAGGTGGAAGCGGTTGGTCGATTTGCCCCGGCCGTAGACGATGACGATCTTGGCCTCCGGATACCGGTAGACCACGCGGCGGTAGAAATTATCCCGGATCCTGCGCATCTCCTGCGCGGTATGTACCTCATGTTCGGGGTCGAGCGTAAGTGTGGAGTAATAGCTCGACGGGGAGAAGTTGGCGTTGACCAGCGCCGCGAACTTTGCAGCCGAGATCCTGGTGTTGAATTCCTCGCGTTCTTCCTGCGACTGGAACCGCGGCTTCTTCGGCCGGCTGGTCTTCGGATTCGTGCCGCCCGCCACCGTGTACACGATCTGCTCGCAGACCCTCCCGGAAAACTTCCGGCGCTTGTGTCTCTTTACCATATCTCCTCCTGCCTCGGTTTATTTCCCGAGGCTCGCAATGATGCCCTTTTCACATTCAGACAGCTCCCAGACGTGCGCGGCGGCTTTCTCGGCGGCAGCTTTCTCGGCGGCAGCTTTCTCGGCGGCAGCTTTCTCGGCGGCAGCTCGGTTTGACAGCAGCAGCCCGCCACCAAAGATTTTCTTTCCCGCTGCGCGCTGACTGTCCAGCTTTTCAACGTACGTGCAGTCCTCGCGCTTAACCGCAAACTCTATACCGTAGTTCGCATATTTCTGCAGCATGGCTGTCGTCAGCACATGGTCCGGATATGTATATTTCGGCAGCTCCTTTTTTGTCTCCGCCTTAATCTGCCGCATCGCCCGCTCGACCGCTTTTCTGAGCGTCGGGGCGCTCTGCGCGATGTTTCCTCCGAAACTTGTTACAAACGCCGTGTGAACGACTGCGCCATTTTCATACGTGATGACTGCATCGCAAATGATATGGTTCATCCTCAGCACAACTGATCGGCTGGAGAACGCCGTGAGCGATGGCGCAAAAAGAAAGAACGCAATCCCTCTGTCTATGTAGAATTCGCAGATTTTTGAAAGAATCGAAAAAGGCGGGTTGTCCAGCACGACGCAGCCGTCCGGATAGTCAAAACGTTCATAGTCCCCACCCGGATAGAATGGCCGCACGATGCATGCCGGGTCAATCCCATATTCACTGCACGCCCAATCCCGGATCGCATCATAAACAAGCGGTGGCGTGTAGCAGTCGTCCGTTGTCTTTTTGGGTTTGAATTTCTCCGTGAACGCATCGTATTCCGGGTTGTCATCGAATAAGCATCCCTGTTCCCATTGCATGCTGTAGCCCTCCTTTGTTTTTTCTGCCCGCTCAAAGCGTGGCCGGAGATTCCGGCCATGCGTTCAACTGGCAGTCCCTTCTTCTGTGTACCCGCACGCCGTACACGTACACGTATCTGTCTTTTCGTCCCAGCGGCAGCAGCCCACAGCCCAACATTCCGGGCAGATTGGCCACGGGCCTTTTTTCCCGGCCGGATCTGGACCCGGTCCGATTGGTGTCTCGTCTCGCAGTGTAGCCGGAGACTTCGGCCACATTTCGTCAAGCAACGCGTCTATCCTGCTTTTCAGGATTCGCAGCTTAAAAAACACCAGCACGCCCAGCGCGATCCACTCCAGCGCGGCAGCAAGCTCCAAAATCTCAATGATCATTTTCTTCTCCTTCCACTCCTTCCAATTCTCCTTTACAGTATGTACAGCGGCTCGGCAGGCTCTTTTTCAAACCGCCTTTTTTCCAGAGTTCGAAGCACGGTTTCTCCGGTCTGCCGCAGTATGGGCATCGGTAGACACGGAAGATATCATCCCAGCGCCAGACCATGCGGACTTCGTTTTTCTCCTTCAAGTCCCATCACCTCCCTCATTGCTTCAACCAGCCTCTTTTCAAGTTTGTCCTGGTCGATCTTCATTTCCATCGTTACGCCTTCCTGCTCTACCCACACGCCGTCCGTGCGCTTCGTAAACCCAGCAGGCGCGAAATTTCTGGCGTGTTCCAGCTCCGGCGTATGCCTGCACGTTGGATAGCTGCATTTCTCGCAAGCCTTTCTGTCGCAAAGGAACAGGATATTCCGCTCTTTCTCCCGCGATACGCTGCTCGGCAGAAGAACGACTGGCTGCCCGATCTCCGCCGCAAGCTGCTCCTGAAGCTTTTTCCGATCGCCGTCACGCAGCGCGACTGCGCATTCCAGCAAAATCATTTTCTTTTTTCCTCCACGTCTTCCGGCGGACGGCTGAACGAGAATTCCTTGCGGTTCCCAACAAACTTGGGCTCCGTCCACCTAATCCCAGCGATTTTCATGCCGCATTGCGGGCATTTTTGTGGTCTGACGATTCGTTCTTCGAGCCCAAAGTCAAGGGTGTCTTCTGCGCCAAATGGAAAGATGTGCCGTCTTGCATCGTCGCTCACGCTGAATTCGTCGAAGATATAGTTGCATACCGGGCAAACGGGGCACGAGTCCAAGACTCCCTCGCTCTTGCTTCCTCGTTTTTTGATATTTTCTTCTGTTTTTCTCTGATTTTCTTCCGCCGCGTCGTTTTCCCGGATCTTCTGGTAGTATTCCAGCAGCTTCTCCTCGGCATTTTTGAGCAGCACGGTATAGCAGTCCGGCACATCCTCCGGGAACCATCCTGCGATGGGGCCGCCGCTCAACAGGCACTTGTCGCAGTCGTCCGCCCTGCACTCCCCTATTGCCTGCATGATCTCCGCAAAGCTCATGTCCTTTTTGCCAAGCCGCAGCGCTTCCCGGCGCTTGTCTTTCTTACTCATCCCTGTGCCGCCTCCATTTCCTTGCGCTCCTGCATAAACCCGTGCAGGAACAGCTCCAGCAGAGCGGCGGCGCGGTTGGTCAGATTTGTGAAATCCTTTTTGCTGATCTGCAGTTTGCCAGTCGTAACAACCTCAGTCTCCGGTCGACCAATAATCTGAATTGTCGGATTAGGCACCAGCGTCTTTGCACCGTCCGCCCCCACTTCGAAGAGCGGCGGCGTGGACTGCTCCATGACGATGCGCGGCGGGTATTGCTCGCCGCGGAAGCTGGTATCCCATTGCTGTTTTTCGTAGTATGCGACAAAATTGTCTAGGTCTTTCGCAAACGCGCCCATGATTTCTGCCATTTTGATACTCCCTTCAAAGTGTAAGTACTTCCCGCCTTGACTGGCGGGTGAATTTGCGTTCCGGGCAGAAGCGGCATTCGGTGCAGCTCCAGGCGCCGCGGTAGTTGTTGCGCGTCGGGCAGAGTGGGTTGTAACAGATCCCGGAGCCTGCCCGCTGCGGGCCGCGGCCGAATTTTTTCTTCTTCGGTTCGGCTTTTGGCTTTTTTGCTGGATCCTTCTTGGTGACGAGCGTGGCCGCGCGTTCTTTCCGGAAGCAGCCGCAGCTTTTTGCATGCCCGTTCCGGAGGTATCTGCCGTCCTTGCTGCAGATGGTCCCGCATTTACACCGGCAGATCCAGTGTGCCGTGTCTCCTTTTTTGCTGGTATCCCGCCCGATGACGTGCAAATATCCAAAATCCGTGCCCGTCAGATCGACTACGCGTGACATTTCCATTCTCCTTTCGTCAGGGGCCGGTCTCCCGGCCCCTATGCAGGGCGGACTTGCACCGCCTGCGCCTGTGCGTCCCCCTGTCGCCGCAGGCGAGCTGCCCTTGTCTGCTCAGGCAGCTTTCCATAAGGAGAACACGATGCCGCCGGGCGATCCCTACACCCGGCGTGGGGTAACGTTTATGGTTTCCATCCGCGCGCACGTTCCACACGCGCTTTTTATCCCCGGCCCGCGGGCTTGAGGTTTCGCGGGCCGGGTGCAGAGCCGGTCGATCCTCCCGCAACCGTCTCATGGCGGAGCGGCCGCGGCATAAGTCCGAAAAAATATGGTCCCCGGCTGATTGCTGGTCTTAGTCCTCGGGCTGGCTGATGTCCTTGTGTCGCAGCCCGTCGGCGTTCTCGGTCAGCGGCAGCGCCTGCCGCCGCGCGTGCTCATCCGGGTTCCAGCCGCACCGCGCGCAAAGAACCGGCGCGCGCTTTGCATACGGACAGGCATTGCCCTGCTTCGGCAGCCCGCATGCCTCGCGCGGGCTGCTCTCGTTTTTTTCTGGCATGTTAGACCTCCTGGATCTCGATCCCGAATTTGGACCGCATGAATTTGCGGTTCCGCAGATATTCCTTGGTCCGCGTCGGCTTGGACTTCACATCTTCGACGACGAGCTTGCCGCCGAATTTGTACGAAAAGTCCGCCGTGTACCGGATCGCGCGGATCCGCTCGCCGGTCTCTGTCACATAAGATCCCTGCAGCGTGAATTGCGGCTGCAGCCGCAGGTCGGAGATGATCCCGGCCCGAAGCATGACCATCAGCTCGTCATACCGCCGGGCTTCCTTCTGACTGTCAAAGCGCAGCTCGCCGCGCGTATCCTTCCGGCTGCCGTACTTCGTCTTCCCATGGCTCCCCTTGTGAATGGGAGCCGGCGCCGCAGCGCCTGAGAGGTCGATCTGCTGCCTGGCATACAGCTCCCGCATCCTCGGCGGCATGTCCGCCATGGATTCAAACCGCAGGCCGCTCATTTGGTCACGCCCTTCTTCTCGCCCCGACTGCAATAGTCATCCGGGCTGACGTTGGGGATGTCATGTAGATAGCACCAGATTCCTACCTGCTCCCCGGTGTGAGCATTAACGGTTGGCCTCACATAGTTGCAGCTTGCACACCGCACCACCTCCGCAACGTCGGCGGCGGGCACTTTTGCAAGTTTATCGAACAATCGGCTTACCCGCATCACGGGCGCCATGCACGCCTCGCTTACCCATTCATTCGCCGCTTTCACCGCCGCTTCGCGGCTGATGTATTCGTCAGGCATTTTCTCTCTTCCTCCTCTTCTTCCGACACTCCGGGCAAAACCATCCACGTTTCCCAACGCTCCACCCATCGCTTCTCGCAATCCTCGCGGCAGTAGATTGTGAAACCGTGTAGTTTATCCAGTTATATGTGGCTCCGCACGTATCGCAAGAAAAATAAACGTTATACGCCATCCTTCTTGCCCTCCATTTCCTGCAAAGCATTTTCGGCTTCGGCGCGCGTCAAAAATATGCTCTTCCCGATTGCATTTTTATCGAAAGCCGGGCCGCCTGCCGTCTCGTAGATGACCTCGCGCACCGTGTGCTCATACACCCTCACCCCGTCAGTCTCGTACACCTTGCACGGCAATATAATGACGCGCCCGTCCTTGTCGGCCTCGGCAAGCTCGCGGAGGCGGTCAAACCCGCCGCACAACTCGGCAATGTCCTCGTAGGCTTTCAGCCGTCCGTACAGATCGCGGGCCATCTTGCGGAAAATATCCTTGCCAAAGCCGTTGCTCGTTGGGCCGTTGATCAGCACGTTGAGCGTGCTGTTCCGGCTCTGCTTCCAGTCGATTTCCTTGCCGCCGATCGCGGCGTGCAGAAATCGGTCGGTGCCCGGGTCTACGTTGATATTAGGACTTGTCAGTCGTTCCATGTCTCTTCCTCCACATACCGCCAGCTCTGCGGCGGGCGGGTGACCGGCTTGGGTTTTGCCTTGAGCGCTACCTCTACCTCATTTGGTACAGCGTAAAATTCCCGCAATTCGCGCGGGGTGTCGTAAATCTTGAGATTGGAGATGTGCCAGCCGAAGCCGGTGGCAGCTCCGAGATACTGGTGCAGCTCCGCAGGCTCTAGGCAGGTTGGCCGCGCAGCATCCGACGGGATCCTTCCCGCGCCGTTAATGTTGATGATTTCATCGCACAGAAATTCCCCGATAACCTTTTGCCGCTTATCCCATAAGCCAGTGGTCGGCGCTTTTTCCGTCTTTATGAAAACCGGCTTGCCATGATACGTCTCTCCATAATTCTCATCGCCGTCTTTCATAATGGTGAGTAGCTTTTCCTCCGGTTTTGTGCAGTAGATATAGCACTTAAACGGCGTATCCATCTTCGGGCGAGTCTTGCGCACCTCGATCGTCTTCTGCCCGTTGATGATCTTCTCACACCACCCCGGGCGGATGCTGATTAAAACAGCTTTCATGCCTTTTCTCCTCCCTCCGGCGCCTCCGGCGCGCCGCGCCATTCCCAGTTGTCTGAGCTGCTCCCGATTCCGGAGCATTCCATGCACGCGCAATCCGGTTTCTTCGCGCAATTATCGCAGTCTTCTTGGCCGGTCGGCTTAAACCCTTCCGGGCAATCCTCAAACCTCGCACAAAACATGCAGCCAGCTTTCCGAATCTCCTTTTTCAGCGCCGCGTTCTCGGCGGTCAGGCGCTCGATGAGGTCGGCGCTCACTTTCGGGCACCCATCGCACCCGTATTTCTTCGTAAACGGGCATTCTTCCTCTGATTCTCCACTTGCGCAGCACCGCAGCGCCTGCACGATTTCCTTGTCTGTCATGGCGTCTCCTTCCAAAATTCGTTGAACTTTTTCCCAGTAATGATCGGCCTGCACCATTCGCATTGAAAACGGCGCCATGCAGTGTCCCGCTCGCCGCTCTCATCTCTGTAGAGCATCGCAAACGGAACGAACCCGGCCTGCATGGTTTCGTGCAGCCTACGTTCCGCATCCTCAAAGCTGTCGCCCTCATACCCGACCAGCACATAGCAGCGCATGGCGTGTCGTGCCGGGCGAAAACCGGCTGCCCGCAGTTTCTTGCCCATTTCGATGAGCGGTTCTAGATCGTCCTTTGTGTCATAAGCTGTATAAAGCCGTGCTGGGTTTACCTCGTGCAGCAAATCCGCCTGCCACTGCTGGAGCAGCGCCGGTTCCAGTCCTCCTGAGAATACTGCCGGATGCTTCTGCCGCTTGAGCATGGCGCAGACAGCTCGGAAATGCTGCTCCGACGTGGCGAGGATGTTGTCGTCTAGGATATTCCAGCCGTCCACGATTGGCAGCTCTTTGATTTCTCCGTGTGCGCAGCGCGGCACGGAGCAGAACCAGCAATCCTTTGTGCAACCGCGCGAGGTGAAGATCATTCCGTCCCGCAGATACAGCCCTGGCGTAAAGTCTCCCATGCGATCATCAAACGCCGGGCCGCCGACATCCACCGGAACGCCGAGGACCTGCCATGCGTAGTACAGATCTTCGGCCTTTTCGAGATCCCACGTAAACGTTACGGAGATATGTACCTCTGTCACGCCCGCTTTGATGCAATCGGCGATATTCTCGATGGTCGGTTGCCCGAAGAACGCCAGCGCATCCGTCGGCGACATGGCCGTTTTACGCGGGAATACGCGGGCGATCATAGCGCGTCCTCCTCCATTCCTTCAAGAACCATTTGTCCCGGCAAAACGCCATCTTCCATCCATGCGTGGAAGACATCTTCTCCGGTTTTCCAGCTCCCGTCTAAGCCTTGTTTTTCTTGTTCGGCAAGCATTCTGGAAAACGCTCGGATATACGCAAGCTTGTACTTTGAATATTGCGCAAATTCTTTTCTTCGCTCGTTTTTTGACGCAAGCGGGCAACCTATGCAACCGACACGTTTCCAACCGCAGCCGTACAGCGGATTCATGCAAATTTTTTCTACTGCGGCATAACCCAAAACATCAGCGTCTTTCCAATCGATAATCGGGTTCACGACCCTTTTCCCTTTAAGCTGGCACGTTTCCATCATCATTCTGCTCTCGTCGTTGTCGTTCATCAGTATTAGGCGTTTTGATATATCCCGATGCAAAACTTCCAGCGCACCGCGGTTCTTCCGTTTCACTGATTCTGCCCAGCGTACACCGGTTGCAATAAATCTGCTTCCTGCGCCGCCCTCTTTAAGCTCCGAGCAGCAGTACCGCACCCAACGTGTCGGCGGCATGAGCTTGCGCGGGATCAGATTCCACATCGTGGTTCGCGTTCCGTCCGGCTTTATGTGCGCATCGATGTCGCATTTTACACCGGTCAGCTCCAAGCGGCGGAAGGTATCCCGCACATGCCAGACAGTCTCCGGCGCGTCCGCCGTGGTGAGGCTGTGCAGCACCTCATACGGGATACCAGATTTCCCAGCCAGATGCAAAAGCACGTCCGAGTCCTTGCCGCCCGAGTACGTGATCACCAGCGGCTGCTCGTACAGGCGCAGGCTCATATCCGAGGCCATCCGCAGCCGCTCAATCGCGGTTTGTTCTAAGTCCATTGCCGTCCTCCCTCCCCGGCGTCAGCTTGGCCAGCATGATCTGGCCGAGATCCGCCACGTACACCAGCCGCCCGCGGCTGTACACCATCAACTTCTCGCCCTGGATCTCCATCCGGTCGGCCTCGATGTTCGTGATATCCTGGCAGGCGTCACACACAAACCTCATACCACCGCCCCCGGCCGGGTGTCCGGCGTGTAGTGGAGCTTGGTCGCGCGGGCGTTCTGATGGTACTCCGGGCGGGTGAATTTATAGCCCCAGTGTTTGGCCGCGGTAAAGAGGGCTGCCAGCTCGTCCGAGGCGCGGACCGTGAGCCTCCTGCCGTGGTACTCCACTGCGTAGTGGTTCTTGCCGGTGTATCCGGCCTGCGCGATGATCGGCTGCCGTCTGGCTGCCCGCTCGCCGGGGTAATCGATGCTATTTCGCAATGTGTTTGCGCCTCCTTATCTGGTTGTCGGCATGGACCATCTGCTTTCCCGCTGCAAGATCGGGCTGCAGGCTGTCCCTGTCGCGGTGGTTGACGTCGTAGATGTGGTTCCGGATGCTCTCGTAGAGCGTCCAGGTGCAGCACCCGGCGCGGCATGTGCCGCTTCGGTCCGGGCAGTTCCGGCCGCAGGGCGGCGGGATGGGCCGCATGCGCGGCGCAAAATAATTCACTTCGCTTCCTCCTGTACGTGCTGCAGCCAGGCCGCGAGCGTTTGCAGCGCCGACTCGCGCCGTAGAAGGTCTTCGACCGTATCCCGGTCGACGCGCGGCATGCTCTGCAGGATCTCCCGGTCATTGGCGCAGTCATCGGCAAAGGCCAGGACGGCGTCGACGATATCGTCCAGCTGATCCGGCCGGAGCTCGACCGTGATCTTTGGCTCGTCCATCACAGGATCCCGTAGGTGGTCAGGCCCAGCGCGATCGCGCCGGTCGCGACGCAGGCGTCGGTCATCTCTGCGTACCCGGCGATCACCGCCAGCACAAAGGCCGCGCCGCCCAGCCACACGCAGCAGGTCTTCGCCACCCGCCGCATGGCCTCCCGGTACCGCAGCTCCTCCAGCAGCCGCTCCTGCCGCTCCCTGGTCTCTTCCTCCGGCTCATACCCGAGCCGTTCCGCAAGATTGGTTCTCATTTCTTCTCCTCCGTTTCATCCGTTGCGGTCTGTACGGTCTCTGCCGCTTCGATCTTTCCCAGCATCTGCTCGATATTCCTGTGTTCCTTCTCAATTCTCTCGAGTTCTTTCCCGATGGCTTCCCGCCATGCTTCGCTGCCCGGCTCTCCCTCTTTGAGACGGAACGCATCCGCATCCATCCGGATCATGTTCCTTTCGAGCATCCACTTGAGATGCAGCCATTCTTCCGTTGTCAGAAGCAGCTTTTTCATGCCTTCGCCTCCGTCTCCTGCATCCGCCTGACGAGCCGCGACAGACGGGCGTTTTGTGTAACGAACTTCTGCGCGTCCAGGTCAAGCCCTTTGCGCTTCAGCCCGTTTATGATCTGCGCAGCCTGGCACTCACACACCAGCGCCGCCTCGATCAGATCATGCATCTCCTGCGCATCCAGCGTCAGGTTGTAGGTCTTGATGTTCGCCATAATATCGACTCCTATGTACGCGCCTTACGGCGCGTTTAATTGCTGGCCGCGGGCAGACGCCCTTCGGCTGCGGCCCGCTCGAGGATCTGCCACGCCACGCGGCGGGCAGCCTGCCGGTTGGCCTCTTTCTGCTCCGGCGTCAGGCGTCGCAGGTAGTTGTCCGCGATATACGCCGTGCAGTTTGGAAAATGATACTCGGCCACGATGTGCGGCTCTTCGTCCGCGATCGGGTCATACGGCTTTCTCATGGTTCAGCCTCCTTTCGGCGTTAGTTTTTCCAGATTTTACAGCTTTACGCAGTCTGTTTGTCCTGCTCCTTCTTGCTCTCCTGCGCCAGCATCATGCCGTAGGCGATATCACTCAGGCGCTGGAGCTGTTCGTCGGTCAGTCTGTCGGTGACCTTACCCAGGCTCTCGGCGCGCGTTTTTTCCTTTTCAGACATTGTTCTCACCTCGCGTTGTATTGCTAATTTATCTCGACGTGATTATATTATATCACGACGTGATATTTGTCAAGCCCTTTTCTCAAAGAAATATTGACAACGCGATATTTTTGCGATATTATATAGTCGCAAGGAGGGAACACGATATGCAAGACCGTATTAAAGAGCTCCGGAAATCCCTAGGGCTTACCCAGAAAGACTTTGGCGAGAGACTCGGCGTACAAGCCAATACCATCACCAGCTATGAAAGCGGTGTCCGCACTCCCAACAACTCCATGATCCTTGCCATCTGCCGTGAATACGGCGTGAGCGAGACTTGGCTCCGCACTGGCGAGGGCGAGATGAAGCAAAAACTGACGAGGAATCAGGAGATCGCGGAGTTTATGGCTACCGTCATGCGTGATCCGGACGACGCGCCGCGCAAACGGTTTATCTCCATCGTCAGCAAGCTTGACATCGAAGAATGGCAGCTACTCGAGGCGATCGCAAAAAAATGGACCGAGGACGAATAACTGTCCCCGGTCCATTTTTTACTCTATGCGACCAGCCCGCGCAGGAAGCGCCAGACCAGATCGAGTTGTTCCGTCGTCGCAAGCCGCAGCATGCGGCGGATGTCCTGCAGGTAAAAACTTCGCGTCATTCTATCCATTCCCCCATTCTTCCACAAAAAGACCGTTCATTTTTTGTTCACTTTCCCGGTTGTGCTTTCCTCGGCGGTGGCTTACAATATTTGTAGATTCCTTTTCCTGACTCGCATGATTATATTAGAACATACGTTCGTTAATTACAATTATGAGAGTCTACAAAAAATTACATATAATTTTGTGAGGGGTAGCTATGGATGTCAATAAGCGTCTCCCCAATGCATGGACGGAGGTCTGGGATTTTCAGCTAGCCGGTTCCTCTTTTAAGGCCTCGGATGGCTCATACCGGCAGACCTCACTCCGGCGAGCATTCAAGAAACAAGAGGATCTCGAGCCCGTTCTCGTTGAGCTTGAGCGATATGAGTATGATGGAGCTCCTGCGTATCGTGTCTATTTTGATGACCGTGAAGTTGGCAACATCCCAAAAGATGTTGCAGCTGAGCTTTCTCGGATGGAGGATAGCGGATACACCGTCTTCGGCGATAACTGCGAAGTCTACGGGGGCCCTGACGACGATTTCCCAGACAAGAAATTTGGTGCTCGCGTGTATGTCAGGCTGCGTCGCAAAATTACGGAATCCGAACGGCAAGATGAGCTGTCAAGGCTTGCACGTAAAGCTGCAGAAACGACTTCTGATTCTGGTTTCCCACGTGCCGACAGCACCGGAGGCAATGAGTCCCACGCTCCAGAGCCCTCGGAAAAACGCCCCCGCAAAAAATCAAAATGGAAAACGGTTTTGATCGTGATCGGCATTATCTGGCTCGTCGCCGTTATCCCGCAGATCATCAATGCAGCCATCGGTGCCCGTGACTTTAAAAACTCACCGCCAGAGATGCAGGCTTCCGCGCAGGCCGTGTCTGAGCGCCTTGCTTCTGATGATTCTTCTGTTTCCTCCGCCCCTGTGCAGGAGCCAGAGCCCGCTCCCGTGGAGGAAACGTTTATTCCGCCTGACCCCATCACCTACACCGGCAGCGGCGACGACTACTTCGATATTTCCCCGTTTGACTCGCTTTACTATTTCCGAATCACCGGCAATACCGAAGCTCGTCATTTCTCCGTGACTGGCTACGATGCATCCGGAAATTATACGGAGCTTTTTGCGAACACAACGGATTACTATGACGGCTATGTCCTTGACCCCGAGCAGGATACGCGGACGCTCGAAGTTGATGCGGAAGGCCCGTGGACCATTGAGATTGTTTCCCTTTACACGGCCCCAGTTCTTCCGGTCGGCGAGACATACAGCGGCATTGATGACGCGGTTTTGCTCCTGCCGTCTGACTGTCGGTCTGCGATCATCAACGGAAATACGATGTCCCGCTATTTTTCGGTCATTACCTACGGCAGCGGGTTTGATCTCCTTGTCAACACTGTTGACCCCTACAGCGGCACTGTCCGCATTGACCCAGGTGCCACCGTCATGACCGTTCACGCCGTCGGCGGCTGGTCTATCTCGCTGCAATGATCTGAGGTTCGCCCGCGCCGCTGGCCGAACAACGGCGCGGGCTTTTGCTTGCGCAGGCGACCGGGAGCCGTCCTTGCGCTTCCAGCGTATGCCTGTTTTTCGTTTTCAGCAACTACCAGTTATGAGAATTTATGAGATTTTTTGAAAAATCCTCATTTTCTGGATTTTCATTTTTGGAAAGGATCGTGGAAACCTTGGAAACCTGTGAAAATCGCATCCGTTCAGAGCGTTTGTCTCGCGGCATGACGCTGAACGAGCTGTCCGATGCCTCCGGCGTTTCCGTCGCCAGCCTCTCGCGCTATGAGCGTGGCTGCGACGTCCCTTCGTCCGCTCTGCACCGGATCGCGGACGCGATGGACACGGACAGCGCCGTGCTGCTGGACCAGCCGGATAAAATGCCTCGCATCGCCGAGCTTGAGCTGCGGCTCAAGCATGCTAACGCGATCATTTCCAAGCAGGAACAGATCATCCGCCATAAGTCCGTCGAGGCGCGGCGCAAGGATATTCTGATCGGCGTGCTGGTGTGCATCGTTCTCATCGCGCTCCTGGCGCTCCTTGTCGACCTTTGTAATCCCAATATCGGCTGGCTTCGCGCCTCCGCGCTTGCATCCTTTGTTCCCGTATAACCGCCTTCCACAGTGGTGAGAATTTGCTTATGAACTTTACATCTACCTGGAAAATCGCTGACCCGCTCGCGCAGTACATCATTTACCTGCGCAAGTCCCGGAAGGACATGGAGGCCGAAGCCCTCGGCCAGACCGACACGCTCAAGCGGCACCGGGCCGCGCTTTTGTCGCTGTCCGAAAGCCGCGGGCTGAACGTCGTGGAGATCTGCGAGGAAGTCGTGACCGGTGACTCCATCGCCGTTCGGCCGGAGGTGCAGAAGGTCCTGCAGCTCGTCGAGACCGGGAACTATGCGGGCGTCATCGTCATGGAGGTTGAGCGTCTGGCGCGCGGCGACACCATCGACCAGGGCATTATTGCGCAGACGTTCAAGTATTCCAATACAAAGATCGTTACACCGAACAAAGTCTATGATCCAAACAACGAGATGGACGAGGAGTACTTTGAATTCGGCCTCTTTATGTCCCGGCGCGAGTACAACACCATCAAGCGCCGCCTGTCCCGCGGCAAGGAGGCGTCCTTGCGCGAGGGCAAATGGATCTCCGGCAAGACGCCCTTCGGCTGGTCGCGTGAGAAGCTGCCGAATGACAAGGGTTACAAGCTCGTCCCGCACCCGGAGCAGGCCCCCATCCTGCAGCAGATCTACAACTGGTACACCGGCGAGGGCTGCGCGCGCATCGGCGCGAAGGCGATCTCCACGCGGCTGAACAGCCTCGGCGTCCCGACCAACTCCGGCAGCCTCTGGCGCGCGGACTCTGTGCTGGATATCCTGCGCAATCCGGCAAATGCGGGCTGGATCAAATCCGGTGGCCGACCGGAGACGAAGCGCATTGTCGACGGCGCTGTCGTCGTCAGTCGCCCCCGCACCCGGCAGGAGGATCTGAAGCTTTATAAAGGGCTGCACGACGGCCTGATCTCGCAGGAGCAGTACGACAAGGCCGTCGCTCTGAGCTATTCCAGCGCCAGCCCGCGCGGCAAGGGCGCATGGGGGACCGTTACGAGCCTCGCCGGGCTCGTCCGCTGCGACCAGTGCGGCCGCGTGATGGTGCGCCGTCCGTCGTCCGGCAACCGCCGCGATACGCTCCTTTGTCCCTCCTACGGCTGCACGACCGTCAGCGCGTGGTATGATGATGTGGAGGACGCCGTGCTGGACGCGCTTCGCGGCTGGCTGCGCGAGCTGGAGCTCGGTGAGGCCGCTGCGCCAGATGACACGCCCATGCGCACTGCGCTCGAGTCCTCGATCGCCGCCGACCGCAGGCAGCTTGCCAAACTGGAGGCGCAGGAGGCCCGCGCGTATGAGCTGGTCGAGACCGGCGTCTATACGCCCGAGGTCTTCCTGCAGCGCTCGCAGGCGCTCGCCGCCGACAAGCAAGTCATCGTCGACCGCATCGAGGCTAGCCAGGCCACGATCCATGAGCTGGCCCGTGCCAAGCAGGCCCGCGCCCGTCTGGCCCCCGCCGTCCGCCGCGTCCTCGAGACCTACCCGCTCGCCGCATCCCCGCAGGAGAAAAACGCCCTCCTGAAAACTGTCCTGCAGAAAGTCCTCTACCATAAACAGACCAAATCCTACACCAAATCCGGCAGCGACATGCACGTCACCCTCTACCCCCTCGCAGATTGACGGTTATACATTTATTCGGTACGCATGAATGAATCCCATCTAAATATAGATTCTATAGCAAGCGGAAATCCCTCCTGGTGACAGGAGGGATTTCTTTATTTTGCGATATGCTCATAATACGCCATGAGCTTCTGTTCCGGCCCCGGGCCGTCTTTATCGAGCAGAAACGCTTTTGCCAGCGCGGCGTAGAACTCCGGGCGGTTGAGTCCGAACTCTACGGCGACGGGGTAGTAATCCGAGTACATCATGTTCATGGTTACGCCCCACGCCCAGCGCGGGACCACAGGCGCCTGAATGCCCATGCTCTCGGCCACGGCCGTCGTCTGTTCCATCGTCCAGTGCGGGCCGGTCGAGCCGTCGGCGTTCTTCATGCGGGCCTTCCACGCTTTTGCGTCGTCCTCGGTAAATTCCATCATTTTCGTGGACTCACGAAAATGGTCGTCACCTAGCTTATGCAGCGCGCAGATAGTATCCGCATACACCATAACTTCCTCCGCGCGCCCCAGCGTCACCGGACGTTCCATGATCTCATGCAACTCCTTATGGAGTTTTTCAATATATTCCTGCATATCATGCCTCCTGAATGTACTTGTATAGACTGTCAATATCGTCCGCAACAAAAGTTAGTTTGCCGATAAACGGAATCCTTATCGGGAGTTTTCGTCCATCGAGCCGAGGTCTTGCCTTATTATAGAGCCTGTCAATGTCAATATCCCCGTGCTCATCCATAATTTGCATTGCTTTGACCCACGGGTTATCTCTCAGTACAAGCAGTTGCTCTTTGCTGCCGTCTGCCAGCAAAGACAACCCAACGCCTGCCACAAAGGACCGCACCTCGTCCATATGTGGGGATGCTACTGTATCAAAAAAGCGCAAAATTCCGCGCATGGCCTGATCTATCGTCACTGTCATTGCAGATTTCCTCCTTTAAGGATGGGGCGGCTATTGCCGCCCCTTGCATTTAGCCCTCGCTAGCCGCCGCTGTGCCGGTCGGAGCCGTCCAACTGTTATACCGCTGCATCGGTTCCGGGCAGATGTTGGCAATGGGGATAACCGTCTTGGTCATGCCGGAAAGAGTCGCGATCTCGTTCTGCATGCAGGACAGGTTCGCCGTGGTCTGCGCGTTGATAACGCGCTGCTGGCAAAGCTGCTCTTCGATCGAGCGCATTCTGCCGTCCGTGTACTGGTACACCTCGAGAATTTTCTTGTCGGTGTAAGCGTTCGCGTCGCGCAGCTTGACTTCCGTCTCCAGCTCCGCGATTCTTGCGGACTGCCCAGCCTCATACCGGCTGACGAAGTGGTTGTCGCTGTCGCCCGCGGCCATAGCCGCAGCCGCAGCAGGATTCGCGCCGAATCCGCCGAGGATGCCGCCGAGACCGCCGTTCAGCACGCCGAGACCGGTGCCGATTGCGCCAAGCGTCACACCCAGATTGCCCTTGCCATTACTTGCGTATTCCATAAAAATCCCTCCGAAAATGTAGTAAACCGGCCGGTTTCTATGTTCAGTCTACCGCTTCCCCGGTTTTTATGGGGACATTTCCGGGACATCTGTGTACCATTTGTGGGACATGCTTTCCTCTTAAAAATTTTCCCAGTACCCCTCTTGACTTCTACACATTTTTGAGTTTATACTAGGGGTGCGGAGAGATCCGCGAAAGAATCCTGAAATCTGGCACCGCACGATCCGCGGCACAACCATTTCAGGAATCTACAGAGATTGAACGTCGCCGTTCATCATCTGCCCATGAAAGCGGAGATCCCTTGCCGTTAAATAGGGAGCTAAAAAAGCGGAAATCCCTTGCCGTCAAGTAGGGAGCCAAAAAAGCGGAAATCCCTTGCCGTTAAGTAGGGGCTTAAAAAATCATGGGCAACTAAAAGCGAGACTTCTGCAGTCTCGCTTTTTCTTTCCCGGAAAGGTCGAATCTTGGAGAATCTTTTTATCTGCCACATCAGTGAGCGCTATATTTCCTTCCTCCATTCCCGTGACTTCCGTGTCCCGTTCAACAAGGGCCAGCGTCGCCCCTATGTCGGCGTTGTTCTCACTGTCGGAAGCTTCCGCTATTTCGTCCCCATGGAATCCCCGAAGCCAAACCATGCCAATCTAAAGCCCGGCAAGCACATCCTGAAGCTTGACGGTGGACGCCTCGGTCTTCTCGGCTTCAACAACATGGTCCCTGTTCCTGATTCTGCGATCCTTGAATACGACATTTCCGCAGAGCCGGATGTGAAGTATCGCAACCTGCTCCTGAACCAGATCGAGCATTGCAACCGTCAGAAGCTTGCCATTCTGGATCATGCCAATCGTACATACTACGATGTCGTCAATGGAAAGAGCAGCTTCATCTGTAAGATCTCCTGCGACTTCCGCGCGCTGGAGCGCGCATGCAGATCGTATAACCCGAACTATCGTCCGAAAGCCAATCCCGGAACATAGAAAAAGCGCCATGAGCCGTTGCTCATGGCGCTTTCTCTTTGTCCGTTTTCCCTACCAGACGGCGGGCGATATTGTAGATGTGCGGCAGGCGGCGGGAGATGGTTTTTCGGTCGACGCCGATCTCGGCGGCGGCGTCCAGCTGCGGGAGCCTGCGCACGATATAAAGATTCACAATCTGCTGATCGATTTCATCCAATAAGCCCTCGTCAGTGACGCGCTCCCAGTCGCTGCGCGTGAGGTGTTCCAGCTCCTTCGGCAGAGCCAGCCGCGCAGTTATTTGCTGTCACTCCCTTCGGCCCGCCGCCTGGCTGGGGCTTACTTCATCGCCGCAGCCAGTTTTTTCAGGAGATCATCGCCGTACTTGTAGTCGGCGAGATATTTGATCGTGTTGTCCGCAAGTCCGGCCTTTGCCTTGATCGTCTTCTTGGCCTCCACGACAGCCTTGTCGACGGTCTCCGTGTCGTAGTCCACCCACGGGAGCTTTCCGTGCTTCTTCCACACACGGCTGTTGTAGCCGCCCTTGACGCCGATGTTGCCGACGCCGGTGATCTGCACGCCATTATCCCAGATGGGCGTGCACTCAACGGCCAAGCCGTCTCCGATGTACAGGCCCCAGTGGCCGGGCAGCCACAGGCCTTCGCCCGGGACGAGCTTGTCCCAGCCGGTCGTAGACACGTCCCTGCACTTGGCGATCATGCCGTCTGCGGAGACGTCCGGTACCGCGTTTCCGGCGTAGCGGGCGCCGCCGTGGTAGGCGTTTTTGTTGCCGTTCCAGCCCCACAGGATCCCCTTCGTGAGATTCACGCAGTCAAAGCCAAAGTAGCCCTTTCCGATCAGCCCGCGGAATCTGGCCTGCTTTGCGGCGTCGTACCAGTCCGGGTATTGCTTTGCCTTCTCAGTGATGATCCCATCCGTGACCGGAGAGCCGAAGCAGCCCCACATGTACACGGTTTTGTAATTCTTTGCAACGTCGATGTGCTTTTTTACAAGCTCGGACGCTCTCATAACGTAACTCATGCCCGCTCACTCCCGTACAGCTCGTGGTGCAGCTGCAGCACGGCGGCCTCGATCAGCTTGTCGATCGTTTCCACATCAAATTGAATGCCCTTCTCGGCGAGGAAGTTCACAACATACGCCTTTTTCGCCGCGCCGTCCGTCGCGGTGTACAGCTGCTCCGCCGCCTTTACGCCGATCTCAACGTAAGTGCGGAGCGTTTGCAGCTTGTCCGCGTCGATCTTGGTTTTGAGCCACGGGATCAAAAATGCCGAAACGAGTGCGCTGATGAGCGCGATCACTGCCGAGATGATTTGCGTGTAGTCCATATGTATGCTCCTTTCAATCTTTCAGCACGATCTCCGCGATGCGTGCTGCCGCTTCCGGGCCGTATTTTTCAGCCCATTTATCCATGTACTTCTGCGCGTACTTCGCGCGGTTCTCGTTTTTTGCCTTCCAGAGATAAAACCCGCTGGAAGCTGTTGTTTCAGCCAGCACCGCAAGCGTGATCTCCGTCAGGTCTGCGCCTGCCGCGCAGGCGATAATGAGTGCGAGGCTGACGAGCGCGCTGCAGATCAGCCACTTCTTGCTAAACTCCATTGTGCTCACACTGCTTCTCTAGCTGGTGCAAAAACTTTTTTACATCGCCGTTGCCGCCCAGCTTGACGTATTTCTGCCCGGCGATCAGACGCTCGGCCATTGGCATTTCCTCCGACATGATGGTCAGCCGGAGGATCGCCAGATACTGCTCGTCCTGATGCTCCTGCATTTTCCCGAGCTTTTTGTCGATCTCGGCCAGGTGCGCCTCCTGCGTTGTGGCCTTGCCGCGCTTTTTCTGTATCGCGCTGACGACGGCATTGACGACCGCCGTCAGCGCGGACGAGCCGAGCACGGCGCAGACGAGCGTAACGATGATGGTTTTGGTGTCCATGGTGTTCTCCCTTCTGCGCGATCAGATCGGCACGAAGGCCGCATCCGTCCAATCCGCCTTCGCGCCCGCGCTCCCCATCCAGACCTTGGTCTCGCCGTTGTGGGTGTAGTAGGCGTTCTGGATGAGGGGCATATCGGGCTCCCATGCGATTGGGTTGTCCGCCGTGCCGGCTTTCACGGCCTGCTCGATGTACTCCCGTCGCACGGGAATGTCGTTGACGAAGAAGTTCTTCCAGTCATAGCCCAGCTTGTCCGACTGCGTGACGGTCGTGGTGATGCCGCCTGCGGCCTGCACGAGCTTGCCGTCCGTAATTGCTTTCTTTACCTGTGCCAGTTTAGCCTCTGTCATATGCCGCCTCCAGTTCCGCCAGCAGATCGCTGGCCGTTTTTTTGCCCATCTTCGCCGTGATGGTGCCGTCGCGGTTGTCGGTGATGGGACCGGCGAGGGTGAAGTCCGCGTAGTCGTCCATGTAGCGGTCCTCGGCGGTCTCGGTCGTACTCTTGACGGTTCCGTCCTCGTTCATCTGGACGTTGCCCTCTGCGTCCAGCACAGGGACGGCCGTGGTGTAGCGGTGGATCATGCCCCAGACGGCGCCGTCGCAGAACAGCGCCAGCGGGTCTGCAACCGCGCTCTTGGCGATGGTGACGGCGCGGCTCTCGCGCCCGCCCCAGTCGGCGTCGCGCATGCGGCCGGCGGCCGGCCGCGTCTCGATCTCCTGCCCTCCGATTGTGATGTACCAGGTGTCCATAAGTTCCTCCTGTCTATTGCTGCACGGCATTGGCCTGCAGCCATGCTAATAGTGCTCCTGTTGGCATTTCAGCGAAAGTCACTGTCCGGAATGCCTCTTGCGTCCAGCTCCCGTTGAAATATGCGTACCAAATATCGCCTGGCCCGTAAGAGTAAACAATGCTTGGCCGAGAGCCTGCAGTGATCATGAAGTAGTCGAATTTTTTCCCGTTTGATGTAAAATCAATGGCTTGCTCAAAAACCATTATTTTTGGGGACTCATTTATGATCCACGTCAGCCCGTCGCTGAACTTGATCTCATACGCCGTACCATTCACCAGCGTTCGACCCCCCCGATTTGGTAACTTGTACCAGCAATCAGGTCGGTGCCGCCTTTGATGGCGTAGGACGTGCCGTCTTTCAAAATGTGGTGTGTGCCCATGTGGGTCCTCCTTTATGCTGCAAGGGTGTAGGTGCCGTCGGGGTTTTGGATCACGGGGAAGGTCGAGGGGATGGTGAAGGCGGGGCGGACGCCGTAACTGTCGTTGCAAGGCATATGAGTCGAATGGCCGCTAGGCATTATAACGTACACGTCGTTCCGTGTCCAGGTGGCCGGTGTACGCGTCCACTGTCCAACACTATTTCCGCCGTAGTAAGCAGTGGAAAGTAGTTTTCTCACAGCACTGTCCAGTGGTTCTCCGTCAGTATCAGCATAATCGCTGTAGCCAAACTCTGCTGTCGACAGCAGGAACACTGCACGGGTCGTGACTGCTTTCTTGTTGCTTCCGTCATAGTAGTAGATTTTTGTCGTGCCGGCCGCAGACTGGACGTCCAATGTCAGCAGCTTGATCCAGGTTCCGTTGAGCCATGTGTCTATCGAGCTCCCGGCGAAAATCTTGCTACTGCTGTCAAAAATACGCTTGTCATAGCAATCCTTCCTCACCAGAAGTGTCCGCCCTGCGCCGTTCAGTCCGCTTTCGTAGTCGTGCTTGCAGACGTAGAACGGCACGGGGCTGCCGTTTTCGTTCAGCATGAGGATATCGCCGAGCGCGACGGTCGAAAGCGGGATGCCGCTGGAAAACGGGATGTCGTACCCGGTGCCGTTCACGAGCACGCGGCCTTTCTTCTTCGCGTAGCCCGTGCCCCCGATCAGCTCCCGCCCGCCGGATACGGAATAGGCCGTGCCGGAGATCAATGTCTTGTGCGCCATGGGGCCTCCTCACTCATATTGCCAGTTGATGGCCATGTTCTCGGTCGGCGTGGTCTCCGCGGAGACCAGCGTCTGCTTGGTGATGTTTCCGGTCTTCATATAGTCCGTGCCCGCCACGGCCACCGCCCACGCCGTCGGCTTCCCGCTGGCGTCCACCGCCTTGACCTTGATCAGGTCCCCGACGGCCGCGCCGGAGGCGAGAATCACATCTTGCTTTCCGTTCCACGCGTCTTTGTTGCTGCGCACGTCGGCGATAGCCTCGTCGATCTGCGCGCCGGTAAACTGGCTGTTGTAAGCCATACGATCACTCCTTCATACACAGAAAATCCTCGCCGTCCGCGGTCTTCAGCGCCTGCGACTCTCCCAGCGGGATAAAGCCGTAGTTGTCGTTCCAGCTGCCGTCCGCGCTTTGCGCGAACAACGAAATGCGGTATTCCCCATCACCGGAAAGCAGAAAATCGTCGTAAACCTCAAAGGTGCGCTGCGTGCCCGCCGGGGTCTGGGAGAAGGACGCGATCAAAGCGCCCTTCCCGCGGCCCCAATCCTCGCCGGACTTCGTCGCGCGGCACTCGAAGGCCGTGTAGGCGATGTCCGACGAGAAGGAAACGGTGATCGAGTCGAACCCCGAGACCGCCGAGATCTTGTTGCCCGTGATGGAGAATGTCAGCTGCGGCGCGGCCATCAGGCGGCACTCCAGGTCCCGGCGGCGTTCTTGACGAAGACCTTGACGATCTTCGTGCCGTCGCCGGAAGACGCTTCCTCGAGGTCCGCGCCCTTGACAGTGACGTTGATGGCGGTGTTCTTCTTGTAGCCTCCCTCCGTGCCGCTGACGTTGGTGGAGCCGCCCGTCGTCGGGATCTGCGTGCCCGCCGTGTGCAGGCTGCTCGTCGCCGGGACGACGCGAATGGTGTATTCCTCAAAGTCCACGTCGCAGACGAAGGAGAACGCCGCTGCATCGTAGCCCGTGACCTTCGAGATCCTGCTCTTGTCGGGGCCGGTGATGGTCACGGCAGGAATCGACGTGTTGAGCGTGATCGTGTCGCTGACTGCGGCCGTTTCGTTGCCGACGTCGTCGCGCATCTTGACATAGATCGTCTTGAGGCCGTCTCCGTCGGGCAGCGTGATGGATTTTGTCTTGGCGAATGTCTCCCACGACGCTTCCGCCTCGGTCTCCGCCGTCTTCGTGCCCCAGATCTTCATCTGGTATCCCGTCGTTGTCTCGTCGGAGACAGAGATCTTCGCCGTGACGGTCGCGCTGGTCGCGTACTGTGCACCGTCGTTCAGGATCAGCGATAGGCCGGCAGGTGCCAGCGTATCAAGTGTCAGATTGAAAAAACTTGCCATCTGGATTTATCCCCTTTCTTCGCTTGTGAGTTCAATGTACAAAAATCCGCCCGGTCTTTCGTAGATGGGTTTCGTGCCCAGGTGGGCGGATTTGATGCCCATGGAGCCGATGAACAGCTCCAGAATGCGTTTGAGTCCAACTGCCAGCATGTTATCCCTCCAACAGATACAGTGTCCGCGCGTCCTTTTTGTCCAGCGCGTCATATTCGGATTTTGTCATCACGAGAATCGCGTCGATCTGTGCCGACTGGATGCCCCCGCCACCAGAGCCGCCGCCGGAGCTGCGGGCCTCGTTGATGGCGTCGACGAGGTTGCCCTTGTTGTAGGTCTTGAGGTCGTCCAGATCGCCGATCTGTTTTTGCAGCTGCGCCCAGACGGGCAGGGACGGGTCGGCCGAGGCGTCGCCGGACGGATCCGCGCCGGGCTGGACCTTGCCGAGGCTCACCCAGACGGTCGGCAGGACGACGCCGCTTTCGTCCGCGCCATAGACGCCCACGCGGGCGTGGCGGCCCGGGACGGCGAGAACTTCGTGCGGGACGGGAACGGTATCCCCGTCCCAGTTCGCCGCCAGAACGTCGACGGTGGTCTTGCCGTTGGTAAAGACGGCGGTCTTCGTCAGCCCGTCCCAATCGTCAGAAAACACGAACTCAACGGTCACGGCCTTGGCCATGCCCGCCGTCAAAAGCTCCGGCGGCGACGCCAGATGCGCGCACGCGCGGGAGCAGTGGATGGTGATCATGCGTTATCAGCTCCTTCGAAGGTCACAAACGGCTCAAGGCACTTGATATCCCCGGCGGAAAGCCGGATATCGAGGTCGAGCGGAAGCGTGATGTGCGGCAGCTCGGGGAGCGTGTCGGCGTCCAGCTCGTTCAGCTCCGCCTGCGGCCGCCCGCTCATGAGCTGGTTTCCGTAGAATTCGAGTGTTGGGTTGAGCCTGGTCGCCAGCATGGCGAGCTGATAGGCCTGCCGGAGCGGCAGGTCCTGTTCGATGAGCTTCTGCAGTGGCTTTGCCGCGAGCGCGATGTCGTATAATTTCATGATGCCCTCCTTAGTTGATGGCTGTGCCGTTGACGGTCAGCTTCCCGGATGAGTTGCACGCAAGGGTGCAGTAGCGGTATGAACTGTAATACAGCACGATTTCGTCTCCCCTGACTGTCACGGGATAGCTCGATGTCCCTATCTCAAAGCCGTTCGAGGACGGCGTCAGGGTTTTTGTTTTCAGCTCCAGTGAATTGTATCCGCTCTTGAGTCCTGCGGCGGATACCGTGCCCCACTTCGCGGCGTAGGCCGTCGATCCGTTTTTCAGGAGCACCTGGCCGTCGGTGCCGCCGCTCGGAAGCGTGCCGTCGACGTCGCCCCACGTGCAAGCGTAGTCTGTCGCAGATGATTTTTTCAGCACCTGCCCTGCGCTGCCGCCCTTCGGCAGCGCACCGGTGAGTGTTCCCCATTTTACGCTGTAGTTTGTCGCGCCGTTTTTTAGCAGCACCTGACCGTCGGTGCCTCCGGATGGCAGGAGGCCGTCGATGCTGCCCCACGTGCAGGCGTAGTCGGTGGCGCTGGATTTTTTGAGCACCTGGCCCGTCGTTCCGCCGGACGGCAGAGCACCGTTGATGTCGCCCCATTCGACGGCGTAGTCGGCGTTGCCTGACTTTTTGAGGATCTGTCCGCTCGTTCCTCCGGTCGGCAGGAGGCCGGTGATGCTGCCCCATGTGAGCGCGTAGTCGTTGTCGGACGATTTTTTGAGTACCTGCCCGGCCGTACCGCCGGTTGGGATCTTCGCCGGCGCGTCCGCGCCGGGGTTGCCGATCGGGAACATGACGACCTTGCTGCCGGACAGTTCGAGGACGGCCACGCGCTGTCCGGCGGCGAAGTTGATGCCGGTGTTGCATTTAAAATGCTTCTCGGTCGGCTCCTCCGCGCCGTCAGGCGTGAGGGTCAGGCCGTCTTCCTCGACCGTCGCAATGACGGCCAGCTGGAATGGTTGCTGCTGTTCTTCAGTCTGCTGCTCTTCGGGTTCTTCGGTGTACAGGCTGTCGACGCCTTCCATTTACGCAATCACCGTCCTTTTTGCAGAGTGTGTCATGAGACTTCCGGCTGACAGCTGCATCTGCCAGCCGGTTTCGAGATAAATGCCGCCGATGTCGTCGTGCGTGAGCGCGAGGACGTCACCGATGCCGTGGCCGGGGTCATTGAGCGTGTAAAACGTGATGGCCCGGGCGGAAAGGAGCGACTCGTTGCGCATGCGGTCGGCGTAGGCCTGCAGCTCCTCCTGCGAGGCGATGTTGTCGACCTTGATGAGCGAGGCGATGCGCATGTTCCGCCGGAAGGTGGACTTGCGCGACTGCGGATTGTCGTTGACAGCCGTTGCGACCATGGGCTGCTCCAGATCCGGGTTGGAGCAGACGCAGATGAAGACGTTCGGCGCGTTGAAGATGTCTTCCTCATCTGAGAAGTTCGGCCCCGGATGCCGGTCTGGAAGAAAGAGGTCCGTCGTGCCGTAGGACCAGTCGATGTTCTGCGCGCTCGGCTCCTGATAGGGCTCGAGACGGGCGACGCCGGAGGCGTCGAACCAGAGGCTGTTGTAGTTGATCTCGGCCAGCAGGTCGTTGACGATGGTCAGGTAGCTCGTGCCGATGTCCCAGTCCTCGCGGTCTGTCTGCAGCGTCGCGTCCGACGGCGCCGCAATGACGAGCGCGACGCCGCAGGCGGTGAGCAGCTTGCGGATCTCGGTGAGATAGGACGCACCGGCGGACAGGTGCAGGATGGTCTCGGTGCGGTTGCTGTAGACGCGCCAGCAACGGTCGTAGGCCTCGACCTCGACGCGCTTCTGACCGGCCGCGCCCTTAATGCTCGGGGTCGCGGCCTGATAGATGCCGAGGGGCGTCTCCTGCCCGTCAATGGTCATGACAGGCTGGAGCTCGTCGGAGAGGTAGTCGACCGCGTCGTTGACGAGGAAGGTGCCCTTGATGCTGGTGTGGATCGTCGCGTCGCGGCTGGCGATGATCTGCGGGGCGCTGCCGGTGTCCCATTGGAGGTGGGTGATGGGTGCGCCGTTTCTGAGCACGTCGACGCGGAAGCGGACGTCACGGGTCAAGGGTGATCGCCTCCTCCCGGTTCGTGTGCGAGATGGTGAAGGAATAGCGGCGCATGAACTCGTCGCAGTTGCTCTCGAGCGACGGAAGCGAGCCGATGGCCATGTTGCCGTATCGGTCTTTGAGGCAGACGAGGCGGCCGACAAGGGCCTCGAGCGCGATGGCTGCGGCCCGCTGCGCGTGCGGCCAGGCGCAGGCGACGGACAGGGCGCGGTCGCGCTGCTCGCTGCGCTCCTCGACGGGGTAGGCAAGGCCCGCCAGATGGACGGTCGAGACCCCGGCCGAGAAACTGGTGCGGTTGGTGCGCAGCTGCGTTTCGGACAGGCGCATCTCGAGCCAGATGCCGGTCTCGAGGTCGCAGATCATGTTGGTCTCGGGCAGGATCTCGACGGTATCCGAATTGGATACGCCGTAGTTATCGCTTTCGTCGTAGCAGCCGCGGACGCGGTAGGTGACGGAGCCGATGCTGGTGTGGTCGATGTACTGCTTTTGGACGGTGCGGGCGATGGCCACGCCGTCCCGCTCGACGAGGTAAAAATCGTAGCTCCCGGCGGTCTGCCAGGTGAGCGCGGCCTCATGGCCGGCGGTGGCGGTCATGGTGATGGCCTCGCCCTCGGTGTGCGAGATGGGCAGCGCGGCCGCAGACCACTCGGACCACATGCCGTACTTGTTCTGCACGCGGACGCGGACGGTGTAGCTGCCGTCGGCGAGGTAGACCGGCGAGCGCCATGCCTTCTCCGTGCCGTAGACCGTGCCGGAGGCGTAGCCGCTGGACAGCGTCAGCTGATAGGCTTCCTGCTCGGAGGTCTGCCAAGTGATGCGCGGGCGCGGGCCGGTAGACTGGATGACGATGGACGGGGCCGACGGGGCGTTGATGGCGATAAACTCGGCCTTTTCGCTCCACGCCGAGGCCGTGCCGTCGGTGTTGTAGGTGCGCACGCGCCAGTATTTTGTTCCGCTTGTGAATTTGTTCGCCGGAACGTCGTAATACTGGTTTTCTCCCGTGACGGTCGCTAGGGTATTCCACGTCGTGCCGTCGGCGGACCATTGCAGATCCGCCTTGCTCTGCGGCGTTCCAGTAGAAATGATGTGCTGCCATGAGAAGCGGTTGACGATTGTCGCGTCAATGACGATGCCAGAAGGAGAGACAGGCTTGGCCGTCGGGGTAACGTCTGTTGTCGTGATCTCCTGCCATGCGGACGTCGTTGTCGTGCCGCTGTTCGCCGTCACCTTTACGCGCCACTCGATCGTCCCGGACGGGAATGTGTTTGCCGGGACCGTGCAAGAGGTCGTCGCACCGGAGACGCTGATTGTCTTTGAGGTGCTCGCATTTTTTACGCGCCACTCGAAAACTGCGGAGGTTTGCTTTATCTCTGCGAAGCAGACCTGTGAGTCGGCTGTGTCATCGTCACAGCGCCATGTAAACATATTTTTTTCAAATCTGTTCACAAAAGCGCCGGCTGTCGGAGCAAACCCATCCGCTGTTATCCCTACAGTGTCGTCCGAATACTCGCACACCAACGATGGCTTCCGTGTTGACTTTGCGCCGAATATAATCGCCTCGCTTGTCCCTGATTCTCCTCCTCGAAGCGCGACCACAAAGCCATTTCTTATTCCTTGCTGCAGTTCTTCTTTTTTTGATTTGTAATTTTTCAGGTCAAAAACTGCATTTAGCTGTATGATTTCATTCAGAGCCGTCCAGTTTCCGTTTGCTTGCTCCGAAACCCCTGTGAAGGTCTGGTATATCTCAGGCCTTGTCGCATATGTCATTGCATCCGCATCAAATTGACTCGCCAACGCATTTACATATGTCCAAATCCCCTTGTATATAGCGCCGCTTTCTGCTGTTGGCTGTGCATAAAATGCAAGCGTTACTTTTGTTACCCGTTTGAACTTGTATGCGTCGCCCGGCACAGGGAAGTTGATATATACGTTATCCCCTCGCTTAATGTTTCCCGCGTCTCCTGTAAACGGCTCTACGAAGAATTTGTACTGTGTAAGATCCGAATAGTTTGTGTTCGGGTGGTTCTTCGCGACTGCCGTCGAGCCACTCGCTTGCACTGTAAAGGTTGGCATTTACTTCGCCCCCATTCTGGTTGTGATCCTGGCGTTTTTGGCGATGCGGAGGATGGTGTCGAGGTCTTCGACGTGGTCGACGTAGACGGTGGTGTTGTAGGTATCGCCGGAGGTGTAGCGGGTCTCGCTGGCCGTCTGGATGCGGGAGCCGGACGGCAGATAGATGCGTTCCGGGCCGTTTTCGTTTACCCGCGTGAAGCCGCCGTACCAGTTGTCCGTGCCGGAGGCGTTGCCGCGGAGTCTGGCTCCCGATCCGCTCTGGTATGTCAGTGTGTTCACTATGTCCGTTGCTGGCTCTGAATACGCTTTGTCGATTTTATCCCCCAAGTCTGAAAAATCCCAGTTGAACAGAGCGCTAAAAATCGCGCCAAGCGGTCCCGTTATCATTTCCACCAAGTCGAAAATTACTCTAAGCCCGTCCGCAGCAGTTGCGATCACCCCGCTTGTTATTTTAAACATCGGCTCAAGTATTACAAGAACATCCCCAACAGCCTCCAGCGCTGGAGACAGCGCCGTTACGATGTCCAGCAATGTTGCAAATACTTCAATCAGCCCGCTTTCCGATGCATCTTTCGCTAATTGCGAAAACGTCTCGCCGAATTTGTTGTTGAACTCCGTAAGCGCTGGTGCAAATTCCGCTGACATGGCGTTTTCTCCAGCCTCAATTTGCAGATTGTAACGTCTCATGGAAGTGTCTACTTTATCCAGCGTGTCCAGCATATCGCTGTCCATGACATATCCAGTGTCTCTTGCCTCCTGCGCGTATTCTCTCAGTCTCGCCGACCCTTGTTTGATAAGCGGGTTTAACTTCTGGGCGCTCTCGTTCAGGAGTGCCATGGCCTTTGCGTCTCGCTCTGTGTAGTTTTCGACGCCACCGAGGGCGTCGATCACATCCATAAAGACAGCGTTGGCATTCCGAAGGCTGCCGTCTGTATTCGTGATCTCAACCCCGAGCTCACTGAAAGCCGCAAGCGTATCTCCGCCGTTCTCATAGGCGTCATACAGGTTCTTTGTGAGATCCTTGATAGAGTCCGTGATCGTGTCCATGCCGACACCCATCAGCTCGCCAGCGTAAGTCATTTCCTGAATGGTGTCCGTCGTCATGTTGTAGGTCATGGCAAGGTCCTGAATATCGCTTGCGCGTTTTCCGGATTCCTCAGTCATGCTTTTCAGCTTTTCTTCAACCTTCGCGATCGCCGTTACCGCTGCCGCCATGGATCCTGCCATGGCAACGGCGGCTCCGCTTACATTTCCGAGTGCTCCGATTGCCTGTTCTGCGCCCTCCGGTATATTGATTCCAAACTTGTCACCCAACGTCTTGACGAGATCGCCGAGCGTCTTTGTTTTTTTGTTGCCCTCTTCCTCTGTTTTCGTGAGGTTTTTCAGGCCCTTTTCGGCCGAACCGGTTTTTTCTTCGAGATCTTCCAGTCCTCCGGAAAAGTTGTCAGTCTCTACACCAGCACCTTTGAGCTGCTTTGTATTGTCACGCAGCGCTTTCTCCATTTTCAGAAGGGCCGTTTCTGCGTTATTTAGCTGTTTCTGGTAATTTTGTGTTGCCGCGGAATGCTCACCGAGCGATTTTCCGGCGCTCTGCACCATTTTCCGCAGCTCGTCGATTTTTTCCTTCTGCGTTAAAATCTTCTGGTTCAGGACCTCGTTTTTCTTGGTCAGGCCCTCGACGCTGCCTTCGCTGTCTTTATACGTCTCATCCAGATTTTTCAGTTTACTGTCCAGATTGCCAAGCGCAGCATTGATCTCCTTGACCGCCTGCTTATACTCGGCCTCGCCGTCCAGCTTGATTTTTGTGTTGATTGTTGGGCCTGCCATTATCCCACCCCCGCGATATAGTCGTGCAACGACGGTTTGGAAGTCTCTTCGTCTTTAGAAGTTCGACGCGGTGCGATCAGCTCAAAATACTCACGATAGAGCGTTACGCACCGCGCCGGTGTCATGGTCCTCCAAAATACAGTCTCGTCGTTGTGGAGGATATTGATCCAGATATTTAAAAACCACGGAAAATTTACACTGTACGGTTCGTCTCCGTGGTCTTCACGTTTTTTTCCTCTTCCGGTTCCGAATCGTCCGGCTCCTTGATCGCCGCGATCAGCATGTCCATCATCGGCTCGCACAGCCGCTTAAAGCCGCTCATACCGAGCGTTCTGCCAAGCTCCTTCGCGGTCGCCCGCTCCGGCCAGCCCTTGCTGTCTGCGTAGTCGTTCATGGCGGCCGCCGCAATTTCAAACACCGTCTTCATGGTCCGGCCTTTTAGCAGGACCGCATTCAGATTTCCGTCGTGCAGCTCCTGAAGGTCAGCGAGCACATTCATGTTTACCGAAAGCTCGTATGCTTTGCCCCCGTATTCAAACGGATGCTTCTTCAAACGAATGTCCCCCATCAGGTCTCACCCAGCTTTCCCTTGATCCATGCGACGGCGGCCTCTGCGGTGTCGACGGTCTCAGTTTCGAGCAGTAGCTCGTCGGCGGAGTCGTCGGCGAGGAATTCGCCGGTCGTGGTCGGCGTGTTGAACTGGATGTTCTCGCCCTTGGTCTGGTAGGACAGCGAGGGCGGGCCGAACAGCGCTTTCGGAACCCAGACGCAGGTGTATTTGGTCACGCCGTCGATCTTATCCGGCGCGTAAAAGCCGACGCCGACATAGTTTGCGATGTCTTTTGCCGAGAATTTCAGATTTTCCTTGCTCGTATCGGATGTGCAGCCGTAGAGCATGGCCTGTGCGGTTTTTTTGATGTACTTGACAGCCAGCGAGATCGTGCCGCCGGTGGCAAGCTTGATATACTCGGCAAGCTTGGATTCCGCGTACAGGCGGCCCTCGGCGAACTTGAGTTCCAGCTGCGCGCTCATGGCGTCGCCGACGTCGGTCGGCTCTGTGTAGGTCACGGTGCCGGACGTGTTTTTATACTTTCCCGCCCGGATGCCGCGTAAGTCAAAACTAGGCATTACTGCAAGCCCCTTTCTCGTAATTTTTCATTGATGATCTTTTCAAATTCCTGCCTGATCATTGGCGTCGCCGCATCGGACCCTCTGTTCCAGAAGTAAGTCCCGACGATTTGTCCGTGTTCTTTGGCGCGTCCATAATTCAGAACAAATACAATCAGATTTCTCCGTACCCCGTTCTCGTTTTTTCCGGAGACTGTGACCGTGATATATGGCAGGTCGTTTTTATCGCGCTTGATTTTCTTGCTGTACTTGATTTTGTTTTTATACCCCTCGAAGTTAAACCCGCTCGTTCTGACCCGTTCCCAGATCTCTCTGATCGCGATATCTCCTGCGGCATAAAGTAGTTCCTGCTGCATCTCGTCGTCAAAAAGGTCCATCTTCGAAAGCGCATGGATCATCTCGTTCATGCCCTCGACCTGTAAACTAGCCATACTCCGCGCCCTCCGTCTCGGCGATGAGCGCGATCTGCGTGCGGCCCGTTTCCTTGTCGTAGGTCTCCATGTCGACGGTAGCAATGTAGCCTGCGGCCTCCAGCGCGGCTTTCGTGCGCTGGAGCAGATCGGCGGCAAAGCCCTCGGCAAAGATGGAAACGGCGTACTGCACGCCGGTCTCGGCCTCTCCGCCCTCGGCGTAGAGCTGCCCGGACTGGCCGAGCAGCTGATAGGTGATGTAGGTTTCCTCCGCGCCCTTGTAGGGCGGGTGGCAGACCGGAACGCCTAGGCTTGATAGCGCCTCATAGATCATCATGCGCCGTCCCTCCGTTTGCAGGTCAGCTCGACTTCTTCCGTCTCCGCGCCATAGCTGCGGATGACGTCAAAGACGTCGGAACCGCAGACGAGCTGCTGCTCGCCTCCGTATTCCGCGCTGTGCATGCGGAAAATTGCGTCCGTGCGCTTGCCGGCTTGCGCGGCCTGATAATACTCGGCGCGGTTGACGGACTTGCGGGCAGCCCAGACGGTTGTCTCGCGTTCGAGCTTTTCGGTGGTCTGCCCGCTCACGATTGGGTAGGACAGCAGGCGCAGCGTGATCTGCGTGTCAAAGATCACAGCACGCGCCCCCTCCCTCTGCGCCCGGCGAATAGTCGTCGGACAGGCCCATCGCGTCGCGCAGCTCCTCAAAGCACGTCTTCCATTCGTCGCCGCGGCCGCAGAAGTCATGCTGCCAGCGGACGAAGGCTCGGACGGCGTCTTTGACCAGCGGATCTTCGTCCGCTCCCTCCGCGCCCGCAAGGTGCAGGCGCAGGAGGCAGGCGTCGATCTCGTCGGCGAGCTCGTCGTCAAGGGCGTTTGTGGTCAGCCGCAGGGCGGTTTTTGCAACGTTGATCAAAGCCATTGGTTATCCCTCCCTGTTGGCCGCGCTCCGTCAGGCTTTCTTCTTGGTCAGCGTGACGAGGCTGTTCTTGTCGACTACCTTGCCGTCGACAAGTGCCAGCGCGACGGTGACCTCGTCGTCGGTCGCGTTGTCGGTGTACTTGCGGAAGGTCATGCCCAGATTTTCGTTCCAGAGGTAGTCCTTGAAATTGAAAATGAACGCAAAGATTGTGTCCGCGGTCACGCTCGCCGTGAAGGACGGCAGATAGTCGCCGACGAGGACGACCTCGCGGCCAAAGAGCGAGTAGACCGGCTTGCCGCTGAGTCCATAGTTGACGCGGGCGACGGGCTGCTTCTTGTCGTCGACCATGCCGACGATCTGCTCGAAGAAGGTCTTCTTCGACATGCACCAGACGGCGTCTGCGTCGTAAGCCTGCGGCAGCGCGGCCTCTGCCTTGACCAGATCGGCGTATGCCAGCGCGGTCGTCGCGGCGGCGATGTCGATGTTCTGCCCGGTCGGCGCGGTTTCCTTGGTGATGCCCTTCGGCTGTCCGGAGCCAGAACCGCTGATGATGGACTGCTCCTCGGCCTTGACCATGGCCTCTGCCACGTTGGCGACAAACTGCGATTCGAACATCGGGTAGGTCACGATGGAGACCTCGAGCGACATGGAGATCGCGCAGCGCAGTTTGTGGTAGGCAAACGTGATGGAGCCGATCGCCTTCTTCTGCTTGTCGGAGCCTGTGCCCTCGGCAACCCAGGAGGCCGTCGGCTTGGCCGAGCTGGTCGGGACGGTCACGCCGCCCTTGTAGGACGTGTGCGTCACGCGCGGCAGGATCATACCGGTCGCTTCGATCTTCTCGTAGATCTTCTGCAGCGTCGTGGTCGGGATGGCCGCGCCAACGTCGGAGGTCTTGGTGTTTGCGTCCACGTTGGTCAGCTCTGCCGGGATCTTCTTGCCGGTCAGGACGTAGTTCATGAAGGCCCGCTTGTACTCGTCGGTGTCGTACCGGTCGAGCACGTCCGGAGTCTTTGCCGTGCCGGACAGGTCGACGGACTGTGCCGCCGCAGCCGGGGCCGCGACCTTCTGGCCTGCAAGCGCGTTGAGGTTCGCCTGGATCTTGGCTTCCTCCTCAAACTTTGCGTCGAGGGCTTCGACTTCCTTCATCTTGGCCTGCGCCTCTGCGGTCTTGCTTTCGTCCAGCAGCTTCTGGGCGTCGTCCATGAGCTTCTGGCGCTGGATGTTGTAAATTTCCTTCGTCATTTCAATTCTCCTTTGAGTTTTAAAAATTTCAGTTTTGCTTCTGCCTGCGCCCGTTCGGGCATAAAAAAATCAGGCTCTGCGGCCTGACCTTTTAAAAAGTTTTCCACGCGCCGGAGCGCGTCTTCGCTGAGCATGCCGGAATAAAAATCCGCTGCCAGCGGTTTCTGGCCGGTATCCGGCTGCATCACGCGGTCGACGAGGCCGAGCTCGACGGCCCGATCTGCCGTGACCCACGTCTCGGCGTCCATCATGGCGGCGATCTCCTGCTCTGTCTTTCCGGTCTTGGCGACGTAGGCCGAGATGATGGCGTGGTTGGCGTCGCGCAGGACACCGGCGGTGTGCTCCATCTGGCGGTAGTCGCCGTCGGCGCTGGACTGGACGTTGTGGATCATCATCATGCCGGTCGGCGTCATTTCCGACTCGCCCGCCATGGCGATGATGGACGCGGCCGAAGCTGCGAGGCCTACAATGCGGATGTGGACACCTCCGGCGTAGCTGCGCAGGGCGGTGTAGATCTCGCTTGCGGCGAAGATCTCGCCGCCGCCGGAATTGATCTCGACCTCTGCCCGCTCACCGTTTCCGGATGCAAGCGCGTAGGCTACGGATTTAGGGCTCGTCGCCTCCATGCCGTACCACTGATAAAAGCGGTGCTGGTTGCTGGATACGATGGGCCCGCGAATGCTGATTTTCATGTGGTTTCATCTCCCTTCTGGTTGGTATTCTGATTGACCGGCTGCGTATCGAGCCGCCGGATTGGCTTGTCACCGCCGTCGACCGGCGCGAGGTTAAAGGCGCGGCGCCATTCGTTCGGCGTCAGCGCGCCTCGGTCGACCAGCTGCAAGAGATTGAGCTTTGTCGCGGTCGACGCGAAGTCCCACGCGGACGCCTCAAAGACGATGCGGTTGCCGCAGCCGCGCTCGCGCCGGGAAAATAGCTTGCGGGTGTACTCGCCGCTGAGCTGCTTCAGCACCGGCTCGATCTCGGCGTCAAAATACGCGCTCTGTTCGTCCTCCGTCGCGATGGACGTGACAATATGCGGGTTGGTGTTAAACAGGGCATAAATGCGCTGCGTGGTTTTGTCCATCTGGGCGGCGTTCGGGACGTAGTCCTTGGGGTCGATCTGCTTGGCCTCGGCCTTTGCGTCGACGGCCGCGACGCCCGTGCCGTTGGAAACACTGAGGAAACTGTCGGCAAAGTCCTGCGCGCGCTTCTTGATATCCTCCGCGCGCATGGAGGATGCGAACATCAAAAGCCAGCGGATGACGGCGCTATTCCTGATGGCCTTTACGATGCCCTGATCCGTCGTCGTTACGATCTCCATGAGCGGCACGATGGCCGGAGCGATCGGGTCGCCGAAGATATCATTTTCGTAAAAGTCCCCGCGCAGGTGGATGATGTCGTCATAGGCAAACGTCAGCACATTGCCGTTCTGCATGTAAAATTTCAGGTACAGATTCCCGCCAGCGTCATAGACGGCATCTGCCTGCATGGCCGCGACCGGGAAAATGGCGTTCGGCAGGCCGTTTTCATCCCGGAGGATGACCGCGAAGGCGTTGTTGTTGAGCACCAGCTGTGCGGCCAGCTTTTCCTGCAGCATCTGGCCGGTCATGTACTGGTTCGGCTCTTCGAGCAGGAAGCGGATGTACGGCTCCGGGTTGACGGCGATCTTCCGCGTCTGGGCGGTGATGGTCTCCCGGATGTGCTTGGCCGTCAGCTTGCCGATGGCCTTGACCTTGGGTCGGATGCAGGCGCGGACGATATCGGACTGATACATTTTGCCGTTGTAGCTGTAAAAGCCGTTCCCGCGCTCCTGCACCATCTGGACAGTCGAAACGCGCTTGGTCGTTGTGATATTCGTCAGGAGGTTTTTAAAAAATCCCATTGTCTCACTCCTAGAGCATACTGGTGTATTCTGCCTGCTTCTGATCGTAGATCGTGTAGGCATCGAGCAGGGCCGCCGTTCCGTCAATGCGGCGCGTGGACTTGCTCGTTTTGTGCGGCTGGATATTGCCGTTTTTGTCCTCGTCGTAGGCGGTGTTTGCGAGGTTCCACTTGTCGATCGGGTGGTTGTTGTAAATAATGCGCTTGGATTCCAAGTCGTTCCCGCAGCGCTTCATGGGCTCTGACAAGGTCTTCACGCCCTGATGTACGGCGATCATGGCCTCTTTCCCGAAATAGTCCGCCATGCTGTCCACCCAATAAGACGCAGACCACGCATCATACCCGATAAAGGGGATAAAAATATCGAGGTCTTCCTGTACCTCGATGAACCATGCTTTGACGTCCTCATAGCGGATCTTGTTGCCCTCTGACAGTCGGAGCAGCCCTCGCTCATGCCACTTGTCGTAGGGGATCTTGTCCTCCGTGACGCGTTTTTCCAAAAGGTCCTGCGGCAGCCAGTACATCTGCAGCACAAACAGGATCTCCGGCAGCTCCGGCACCTGGAACAGGACCTTTGCCGCCGTCAGGTCGGTGGTCTTGGACAGATCCGCGCCGCCGATGCCGTAGCGCGGGTAGGACAGCACGCGCTCCTGCGTCTTGCCGTCCGCCATGTGGTGCTGCCAGATCAGGCGGCGGTTTTCCTTGTCGAGCTGGAAGGTGTCGCGGTTGTCGAGCTGCTCGAAGTTGAGCCAGGCTTCGCTGGAGGTCTCGCGGATGTTGAAATCCTTGCAGACGAGGTTGCGGACGAGGGCCGGGTTTTTCTCTGCCCGCTCGACCCGCTCTTTTAGCGCCGTGTAGCTCTTGATCGTCCCGAGACCGGGGTTGGCTTTCTTCCAGCAGGACGGGTCATTCCACTCGCTGCGCTTGTCGAGCTCGTAAATAAACGCGATCCGGCGCGGGTCGTGGTACCCGTCCGGATCTTCGTAGCCGTTTATGATGCGCTCGGCCTCTTCGTATTTTTCGTCGTAGATGTCTTCTCGAATGGTGCCGGCTGTGGAGGTGATGAATCGCAGCGGCTGCGCGCGGGCCTGATCGCCGTCGGCAACGATGTCGTACAGCGGTCTGCCGTTTTTCCACTGATGGAGCTCGTCCATCATGGCCCCGTGGATGTTGAGGCCGTCGAGCGTGTCGCTGTCTGAGGACAGCGGCTTGAATACGCCGTCGTTATAATCGCTGTCCACCTCGCCGACTAGACAGCGCGTCCGTTTGCGCAGCGCCGGTGATTTCTGCACCATGCGCTTTGCTTCCTGCCAGATGATCTTCGCCTGGTCCCGCTTTGTGGCTACCGCGTAGACTTCCGGGCCTGCTTCGCCGTCCGCCAGCTGCAAATACAGGCCGACGCCTGAGGCCAGCAGCGACTTGCCGTTTTTCTTGCCGACAATGAGGATCGCTTCGCGGTACTGGCGGTTGCCCTCGATGTCGATAAACCCAAAGACAGTCGCGAGCAGTGCCTTTTCCCAGAGCTCCAGCTTGACGAGCTGGCCGCCCGCTTTGCCCTTGGAGTGGTGGCAGTAGTTCTCAAAAAACTCGAGGACGTGGTTTGCCCGGCGCGGGGAATAATAAAACTCGGAATCCGCGTTTTCAAGCTGCTCTACAACGTGCCGGTAAGTCTTCTGGACTTTCAGGCTGACGACTTCGCGGCCGTCCTGTATGGCCTGCCAGTATTCGAGGATGGGGTTGTAGGTCGCCGGGTAGCGCGTGAGTTTCATTCCTCGTCACGCTCCCGGACAAAGCTTGCAAAGCCGTCGTCCTCCTGTTTCGGCGCGGTGTCCGGCTTCGGCAGGAGCGCCGTGAGCTGCTTGACGATCTTCTGGTAGTTCGCGTTCGTGGAGTTGTACGCCTGCCCAATGGGCCGGGCACGGTCATAGGGCTCGAGCCGCTCCGACTGCTGGAATTTCTCCGTCCAGCCGTTTTCCCGCAGGTCGTCTGCCATGTCCTCGCACTCGATGCGCATAAAGGCTGCCTGATCGATGAGGCCTGCGACAGTCCCGGCCGCTTCCTTCGGCAGAAGCTTGTAGAGCCTCCGGAGTCTGGTTTTCTCGGCGCGGATACGCTGTTCCTTTGTCTTTTCCTGCCTGTTCGCCACAGAAAACGCCTCCTTTTTGCGTGATTTTTGCCTCCTGCTCACGCGTGCGCGTGGATTACTTATCGCCGCTTCAAAGCAGGGGGGCCTCGCGAACGTCCTGCGTATTCTTCCGAGGAGATCGGAAGAGCGTCGTGTAGGGCAAGAGTGTAGATCTCGGTGG